ACTAGTTTTTTATAAAGTTTTTCATCAAAAAGACCTATAGATTGTAAATCTTTTATAAATTCTTCATTTACAATATAGTTTGTGGTTGTACCCCTAAGGTCAAAACCTGAAAGATGTATCTGAAATTTATTTGCAATTGATGCGTCATCAATAAGTCTTTCAAAACTATCTTTTAATAGAGACACATCTTGTAAGTGTGATGAACCAGCAAGATAAAGTATTCTCATTTTATCATATGAACATTTATCATTTGCAGGAATCCATTCTTTAAGATTTCTATTTACACCATTTGGTATGACTAAAATATTTTTATTATATGGTTTAATATAATTTTCATATACAGGTGTAGTGGTTGACACTGCATCAACGATTTTAAGGTTTCCAACAATTTTATCTTTTAAGTTATCTTTCTTAACGGCATGATATAATGGATGTTCTCTTGAAACTTCCCAATAGTCATCAATATCAAGAATTACGGTAACACCTAGTGAATTAAGTTTTTGAACAAGTATTGGCATTTGTGAAAAATCACAAAGAGTTCTATGTCCATGAATAATATCATATTCTTTTAAAAATTCATCGTTATTCCAATCTGGAGTTTTTATATAATCAATTTCAAATTCATCATCATATAGTTTTGATAGAGAGATTGCAGGTTGTTCAGAACGATAAAAATTAACCCCATGGACATCCATGTTTGTAATTAAAATTTTTGGTTTTCTCATAAAATAATATTTCAACTAAAATACGACACAATTATGCACCGTATACTAATGAAATGTTATCTGATACTACACTATAAAGATTTGTATATGAAAATGAAATATTTATACTCAATCTATTTGTTTCTTCTGATTGGTCTATATCAATAGTTTTTATTTCTAAATTTTTAAAATATTTTTGAATATCCTCTCTAATTGAGTTTTCAATATCGGTAGCGGTTATAGGGTCATTCTTTTCAAAAATAAATTCATGAAGTCTAGAACCAAAATTTGGGTCATACCATCTTTCACCTTTTTTTGTTGTTAAGAAAAAATATAATGAAGAACGAACATCATCAAGTGTTGTTGTATTCATTTTATACAACCTTCCATTTATATCATCATCTTCAAATGGAAATTTTATAGATATGGTTTTATTGCTTGCCATTATGTAACTATAAGCATTAATTTATCGCCAAAATTGATTCCATCATATCCACCTCTTTTTGCAAAACCATTTAATCTATTCTTAATAAAATGTGCATAAACTTGATTTACATCTGAGGCCATTTTCTTAATCATAGATGGGTCTTTTTCAAAGTTAGGGTCAAGAATATACATACCTGCTAAATAGAATGGGTCATGTAGTTCCATTTCTTCAGCAGGAACATGTAAAACTTTGTCAAAAAGAATTTCATATTCTTTATCATAACCTTTATCTTTTGTGAAAGACATAATAAAACCTGAGGTATTGCCCTTATCAAATGGTCTAACCGAATAAAGTGTACAAGTTTTATTTGTAACATCATCAAATGTTAATTTATCTTGTAGTGATTTTACTTCTTGTTCTTTGTCTTTGCCTAAATATTTTGCATCATCAACAAGTTCTACACTTTTTATTTCTTTTTCTACAGGATTTATATTGCTAAAGGTGCTTGAATTTGTTATTCCGTATTCCCTTTTAAAGTCAATTCTATCTTGGATTTTATTTAAAATCCTACAAGCATCTTTAGAATTTAAGAATACCTTATAACATTCAACTTTATCAATATCAGGTCTTGATTGATATGCATAAACCCTGTGATGACCATCTAATATATTATTGTTGGCATCGACCCAAGTTTTAGGTAAGTAACCATCATTATCAATAACACTATTGATTTCATCAATCTTTGGTTTCATTACTTTTTTCTGTAATGGTTTAAGATAACTTGGTTCAATCATAACTGATTTAACAATAATACCACCATCCTTCATTTCTTGAAGGATTTCATCAATGTTTTCTTCTTTTACTTGTGGCAACCAAATTTCAGACACATTATTCATCTATTATCTTTTAAATAAATAGTAAAATCAAATCACACTATTTATATTAAATTATTTATATCTATGGAAAATGTTTTAAATGCAAAAAGTAAGCTAGATAGCTTGTTGCCCAAAGTGGTGTCTGATTATGTTGAATTTCCATCACAGGGATTATTTTATGGTAATGGTATTGACAAAGTAATGGTTGAATATATGACCGCTGCTGATGAACAATATCTTTTATCTGAAAACTATATCAAGAACGGAACTGGTATAGAATTATTAGCAAAAAATAAGATTAAAGACCCTGAATTTAATTCAACAATGTCTGTTGATGACCTATTAACAGGTGATTTAGATGCTGTTCTTCTTTTCTTGAGAAGATTTGCTTATGGTGAAGATTATCCTGTCCAAGTTATGGATACTAATGGGAAAAATTTTGAAACAGTTGTGGATTTATCAAAAATTGAGTATAAAGAGATTGTACCACCAAATTCAAATATGATGTATGATTTTCATTTACCAATTTGTAAACAAGATGTTGAATTTAAAATCTTGACTTATGGTGAAAAGAAAAGATTAGACCAAAAGATTGAAAAGATTTCAAAATATAAAAATGAATCAAGCATTTTTGAAACTCAAGAAAGAATAATTGCACAAATACAAAGTATAGCAAATGAAACTGATAGAAGTTTTATTGAGAAGTTTGTAAAACTAATGCCTCCAAAAGATGCATTATCATTAAGAAGATATATTTTGGAAGTAGAACCAGGTTTGGATTATAATTATGAATTTGAAGGCAAATTCACTGGTGACTTTTTTCGTCAGACAGTTACCTTCGGTATCGAATTTTTTTATCCAAGAAAATAGATATGAGGAATTGATAGCACAAGAACTAAATTTTCTTGTAGAAAATCATTATTCATATCATGATGTCATGTATATGATGCCTGTTTATATGCGTAAAAAGATAATAACAATTATTCTTGAAAGAAATCAAAAAGTATTAAAAGAAAAACAAAGAGCAGCAGGATATCAGGATGTTTAATATCTATTTATATAAAATATGAAAATATTAAATTATAAATCATTAAATGAACAAAGCGTATATGACCAAGCTCGTAGTACCTCAAAAGCAACAGGTATTAGTCAAGGTAGTATGCGTACTCTTGTTGGTGCTAATTTAAAAAGAGATGCTAGAATAGGTAAAGTACCATCGGTAAATGCTTTTAGAAGTTTGGGTTTTTCATTTGTTACTCAACAAAGTTATAATGATTTTTTAGCTTCAAATGGTTCTACCGATTTACAAGTTTATAATAATTTACTTTATACGTTTGCAATATTATATCAAGGTGATTCATGTTATTTATATCCATATAATAGACAAAGTTTAACTTTAGAATCAATGAAGTTTGTAACTTCATATTTAAAATTGGATTTATTTAAAAGAGCAGACCCAAATGTGTCAGAAAATATACAACAATATTTTTCTCAATTTGATATGAAAAGAAGTGCTGAAAATGAAAATAATGTAAAAAATTATACTCTAACACTTGGTGCTAATTTTGATGCAATAAATAAAAAATACGGTATACCAGCTGAGGTTAAAAATCTTAAGAATTTTACAACCGGAAATTTATCAGAACCAATGTTTATAAGTATAAATGGTGTTTCAAAAGAATATGCTATAAATACTGCATATGGACAAAGAGAAGAAAAATATCAAATTTTAGATATTGATTTTACTCCAACTGCAATACCAGGGTTTTCATCAGCTACATCAAATAATGTTGAGCCTTATGCTTCATTTAATACAACATTTACTGATTTTACTGAACTTAGGTCTAAATATCAACCAACTAGTAGAAATTTACCTCAAAATCTACTAACACAATATCCTTATATGGGTATTTTCAGCCCTAAAAATGGTAATAAAACATATATAATTTATACAGATAGACCTATAACAAATTATTTGGTAGTAAATCAAAGAGTTAAATGTATTATTGGTAGGAATAATGCTGAATTTTATGCAGCAGAAATGAAAGTAAATAGTATTGGTTAATAAAATATGGCACTAACACCAGAAGAAATAGAAAGACAAAAACAACTATTAAATAGTTTATATGAACAGTATTCTGTTACTGAAGATATATTAGATTTAGAAAGACAAATATCTGTTCAAATAGATGAACAAAATAGTTCTATTACTGGTTATATTAAAGGACAAACTAAAATAAAAGAAAAAATTCTTGAAAGAGCTAAAATTGATAAGTCATTAGCTGAAATAAATGCTGAAGTAGCCAAATTAATGGCTATACAAGATGAATTAGCTGGTAATTTAAGTGAAGCGGAAAAGACAAGATTAATATACTTACAAAATATTGTAGCAGAAAGTAGAAAAACATTAAATTTACTTGACCAAGAAATTAATGCTTTAAAAGAAAATCTTAGTTTATCAAAGGCCATTGGTAATGAATTTAAAAATGGACTTGTTAATATACTTGAACAAGAATTTAGTTTCAGTAAGATTTGGGAATATTTACAACAGATTGATGGAGTAATCAGAAAACAACAATTATCACTTGGTGTTTCAGGAGAAAAGGCCAAGATGATGAGAGAGCAGTTTGAGGCTTCTGTTAATGCTGCTGCAAACTTAGGTGCTAGTGCAAAAGACATTGCAGAATTACAAGATGGTATTACACAGGCAACAGGTAGAGCATTCTCTTTCAGAGAGGCTGAAAATTTAGCTTTAGTTCGCATAGCAAAAGGTACTGGTTTACAAAATGATGAAGTTGGTAAACTAGTTGGTACAATGACTCAATATGGTTTAACCATAGAATCATCAAAAAAGTTAATTGAAGATAGTGTTAACTCAACAGCTAAACTAGGATTAAGTTCAAGTGCTGTATTGAAAAAATTGACTGCTAATATTGATAAACTTAACTCTTATAGATTTGATAAGGGTGTAAAAGGTATTGAAGAAATGGCTAAAGCATCTGAGAAATTTAAATTCTCAATGGATGGTGCTTTTGCTGCTGCTGAAAAGTTTAGAACACTTGAAGGTCTATTAGAAGCAGGAGCGCAACTACAAGTTTTAGGTGGTGAGTTTGCTAAAATAGATGCGTTCAAGTTTTCTTTCTTAGCAAGAAATAAACCTCAAGAGTTTGCTGTTGAAATGGCTAAACTTACTAAGGGTATGGCAACATTTAATAAGACAACAGGTGAGTTTGATGTTACAGATGTTGATTATGATAGATTGAGAGCAGTTGCAGAAGCAACAGGTAGAAGTTTAGATGATTTAGTACAACAAGCAAAACAGGTTAACCAAATGAATTTTGCTAAAAAGCAAATATTGGTTGGTACTGATGAGGAAAGAGAAATGTTGGCAGGGTTGGCTAAATTTAAACCAGGTAGTACAATAGGTACAATACAAATAGGAGATAAAGAAGTTAAACTAAATGAACTAACAAGAGACCAAATTGATTTATATAAACAAACACAAAAAACATTAGAACAAAGAGCAAAAGATTCTCAAAATTTCAATGAAGCATTAACTAACTTGTCTGACCAATTAAAATCAACATTATTACCAATATTGAAAGTAATAAATTCAGTATTAGATGGTTTTCATGCTATTTTTGATGGGCTTAGAGATGAAAATGGTAAATTGAATGGTTTTTTAAGTATACTTCCACTTGGTGGTATATTAATATCATCAAAGATTTTATCATCATTATGGGGTTGGTTAAAAACATCGATGGTGTTTCAAAAAGCAGGTGGTTTATTGGGTAAAACAGGTGCAGCTGCAACAACACAAGCAGCGACTACAACGGCTACTACAACAGCAGCATCAGGTGGTGCAGGTGCTATGGGTGGTTTTGCTAGTGCTGCAAAACTTGCAGCTATAGGTGTTGCTGCGGTTGGTATTGGTTTTGGATTTAAAATGGCTGCCGAAGGTGTATCTCAATTAGCTGTTGCTCTTAAAGATTTAGATGGTGCAGGATTTGCAAAATTAGCAGGTACGGTAACAATTATTGGTCTTGCTATGGCAGGTGTTTTAGCGGTAGGCATTAAAACTCTTGGTTCGGCAGCTGGTAATCCACAGGTTGCTTTAGGTCTAGCAGCAATAGGTATTGCAGCAGCAGGTATTGGTTGGGGTATTGGTCAAGCAGCAACAGGTATTGGTGAGTTGGTAAAATCTTTTGGTACACTTGAAAAAGTTAATATGTTACAAATAGGTGCAGGTATTGCAGCTATTGCAGGTGCTGCATATTTAATGAGTACACCAATGGCTTTAGTTGGATTAGGTGGTATTGCTATTGCTTTAGGTGGTATAAGCGCACTTGATTTTACTAATGTTATTCCATTACAGAATTTACATTTTGTTGATAAAGATATTGAAAATATGAAGCAAATGGCTAATCTTTTAGCACAGATTAATGCTATTGATACATCTAAACTAAATGCATTGAAAAACTTATTCTCAGAGGGTACTATGAAAGTTCAGATAGCAGGTAATTCAATGATTAGAAATGAAATAACTCTTGATATTGAAGGTGAGAAGATTTTCAAGAGAATTGAAAAAATGGTTGAACTTAAAACAAGAAAGTCAGTTGGTGATACAAAGAGCATAAAAGTCTAAAATTTTATTCTATATTTGGTTTCAAACCATTTTACTTGGATTCAAATAACAAATCTCTTAGAAGTCACTTGCACATCCCATTGGGGATGGTAAGCAGGATTATGTCTTCTTCGACATACAATTTTAATGAATTCAAGACATATTTAAGTTTTGCCTTTAGAACTTCAGGTAATTGCAAGTTAAATATAGCGATTAAAAATGAAGTTTCTAATCATTTAGGTATTAGCCAAAAGACATTAGGTAAACACATTAAAACTTTAATAGAAAAAGGATATTTTGGGTACAACCCAAATACAAATGTACTTTTTATAAATGGTTTACAAAAGATTAAAAGATTAGTTTACATTAGTAACGACTATAATGATGACATTTTAACTAAAACATCATTTAGATTAAATGTAAATGAAATTAAGAATTTAAAATTTTTAATTTTTAGTGCTAGTGAGAGTCTGATTCTTAAATATCAATCAAAATACAAAAGGGGATTGAAATTTGAGGAATATCTTACCAAAAATGGTTTTACCAAAAGGTATAACAATGGTAGTGAGAGTACTAAAAAACAGATAAGAAAATATTTTCTATCCGAAGAGAAAACCAAAGGAGATTCAATGAAAAAGGAAAATCCAAACCACTTTGGTTTAAATCTCTTTATTGATGATAGAGATTACTTAGGTGTTTCAAACACTTTTATATCCAAAAAATTTAATAGAAGTAAATCTTGGGGTTCTAAAACAAAAAAAGAATCTTATAATTTAAGTTTATTAAAGTATGATAAGAAAGCAAGATATATTGATACATTTCCTGTTACATTTAATGTAAGGAGATATTTATCAATTAATTGCCCAACAACATATCATAAATTATTTTGCAAGAAAGATAATGATAGTATTGTTGTATTTGAGAGAGGATATGATGAAATTACTTCTTATGTTAAATTAACTACAAGAAGATTCTAAAAATTTTATAAGGAAAATTTGGAAACCATATAGTAAAAGGAAGTTTTATAGAAACTAAAATTAGACTCTGTATTTTAAAACTTCAATTTAAAAAAATAAAAAACTATATATAGTTATATACTGTATTTTTTATAACTTATGAATTGTGATGATAATAATGTTTCTTCTAATTTTACACTTATTGACCCAAATTGTGAGATACTAAGTACTCAACCTTGGTTTAGTACCATATCAAATAATGATATTAGTGATGATTTTAGAAACCGTGGTATTCCAAAATTTGAAGAAATTAGGTCATTTGTTGAATTCTCAATGATACCTAAAAATCCAAATTATGTTTTAATTCAAGGTAATACAAAAACTGTCAATTCTCAAAAACAGAATGGACCAATAATATTACAAGGATTTAAACAAAGAGGTAGTGATAGATTTTATTCAACAGATTATACTGATGAATTAATGGGGGGTGATGAAACAAACTATGAAGGATTTGGTATTAAAAATGTTGAAGTAACATTTGATGCAAATAAAGTACCTCAAGTATCAGTAACATTTTATGATTTAAGAGGAAATGTTTTAAATAATTTTAATAGTAAATTTGCTAAAATGTTTCAACTTCCTTATCCAATTTTTAATTTAAAAATTAAAGGAGGTTTTGGTCCAACAGTTGAGTATAGACTTTTAAAAACTAGAGATGATATTAGTGTTGATGAGTTTGGTAATTATGTAATTAATAGTAAATTTATTGGTGATAGATTTGCACCTCTAAGCGATGTTCCTTTATTATATTTAATGTCTGTACCTTATCTTGATGGTAAAAGTGTAGATATATTAGATACAAATATTAATAGTTTTCATGAACTAATAGTTTCATCAAAAAGATTATTTGAAAAGGTAGAACAAGTTAAAAATTCAGACCAAGTTATAGAACAGGAAAACCAAGTTAAAAAACTTACTGAATTAATTAATCAATTAGAAGCAATTCAAAATCAATTAAATGATGTAAATACTTTTAAAAACAAATTTTTAGAATCAAATGAAGTTAAGAATGGTTTAGTAATAACAGATTCATCTGGCAATAAAGTAGGTTCACTAAAAGATTTATTTACTGATTTAGCAAATAATTTTATCATTGTTGATAAAGATAAATCTGTAAATTTTGGTGTACCAGGTTTAAATGATAATACAGATGGTCAATTTTTTACAGCTTTTAATAGAATCGTAATTGAATCTGTAAATTTATATAATAAACAAATTAGTGATATAGACCCAACTGTTAGTAATTTAATTACAACATCAAATGCATTATACACTAGGTCATTTATTAATACTCAAAGATTAGAAAGAATAAATTTTAAAGATTTAGTTGATAGGATAGGACAAGAAAAATTAAAACTACAAACAATTGCATCTGATGCAGCTACTAAACTAAGTACACAATTAGTAAATTTACCACCAACGTATTTAGGTAAAACAGATTTAACTATCGGTTCAATATTTAGTATAATATCTAAAGATTATAATATTCTTTTAGATAGAATAAAAAAAGCAGGTGATGATGGGTACACCCAAATCAAAAATGGTCAAAGAACACAACAGAAATTTGACAGAATGGGTTTTCCGACTGTTATTGACAAAGATAGAAGTGGTGCAAATAAGTTAATATATCCTGGAGTAAAACCAGAATTTGCTAATTGGCCTGAAGTTAAATTAGTAGAAGATTTTATAACAGCATATGCTAAAGCAGCAAAAGCATCTGCACTTGCTGATTTATTATCTGAAACAAATAATGATGGTGTTAGTAAATATGCACCAATAAACCCAAGAGAAGTTTATCAAATTGATGATACAGGCACATCTGCTAATCAAGTTTCACCCGATAATATATATTTTAGCAAAGGACTTTCAGAATTATGTAAACTAATATATGAAAGATTCTTAATACTAACAAATGTTAATCTCAATATGATTAGTACACCATCATCCGATTATGGAAGTTGGGATATTAATCCTGATGAAGGGGGTGGTGTTGCGTTATGGGTTAAAGAATGTTTCTTTAATAAGAAAGATATAAATGAGATTAAAAAAGGAGCATTTAATTTTGCAATTTCATTAGAAGCAAGAAATATTGCATTCGCAATATCAACAAACTCAGCAATAAAAACATATTTTCAAGGTTTAGAAGCAAACTTTAACAGTAGTTTCTTTACATCACACCCAACTGATGAAATAGTTAAAGCAATTAAAGATACAGATGTTTCATCAAACAAACTTGCATTAACTCAAGTTGGTGCATTTGATGACGATTATGTAACAGCAGGTGTAGCAGCTCCTCAACTACAAAGTCAAGGTAGTCCTGCTACTGATATCCTTGGTCAATTCTTATCGTCAATATCACCAGATACTCAAAAACCATTTTCTTTTACTAAAAAGAATGTAATTTTTATACCCGATGCAAAAAAAGGTAGTACAAGACAAGCTGTAATGCCAGCAAAAACCGTTGGAGATATACTAAGCAAATCAGTGGCAAAATCACTTCCAGTAGGTTCAAATCTTACCGTTCAATTAGGTATTAAAACATTTGAATTAATTGTGGGTGCAGCCGAAGCAGTTACAAATTTATTAGTTGATGGAACACCAACAAATTTATCAAATATTAATAATGATATAATACCTTCTAAAACAGTAGTTTTAGAAGCAAGTGATTATGATAGTGATACTACAAGGCTTCTTCCATGGTATGCTAGAGTTGGTAATTCATATCGTTCATTAAAAGAACAAATTGAAGAAACAAATACAATTTATGAATTGTATAATTATACAAATGGAGACATTAGTAATAAATCAGTTTTTGATTTTGATTTATTAAATCAAAGATTAACATTCCCTGCTTTAGTAGAAATACCAAGAGGTATGTTAATAATAATGGGTTCTGTTTTAAAAAGTAAAGTTGATAGTAATCAAATTAAATCAGGTGGTTATTATGAATTAGAACTTTCTGGTGAAAATTATAATGTAAAAAAAGACTCTAAGTTTTATAAATTATTACTTTATGAGGCTGAAACATTTAATGATGATTATGGATGGAAAAATGAATATAAAAATGGTACATATTTTAATGTAAGAGTTTTCGACCCAACAACAAAACAATATAAACAAACACTAGAAGCTACATTAAAATATTTATATACACCTGCTTACATAGCAGTAAATGATTATAGGTTTAATATAGACAAGGGTACATCATTTAATACTGTTATATCAAAAGGACCTGCTGATAATGGTCTATATAATAAGTATTTAACATCATTACTTAAAAAAATTGCTGAATTTGTAAAAAAGGACCAAGAAGAATTGGATGCTAAATTAAGAGGTATTGATTCACATATAAAAGACCCTGATGTTAAATTAGCAACATATAAATCATTTCAAGTTATTTATGAAAACTTTTTACATGGAGTAAATAATGATAGTTATAAACTTAAAGTAACTGATGGAGATGATAGTAGTTTTAAATTTGTTGATAGAGCATATAATCCAATAGGAAATATTTGTATACTTGATTTAAAAACATTATTAAATGATGTAAATGATACTGATGTTAGTTTATTGAGTGCAATAAGTAGATTATTATCAGATAATAACTTTTGGTTTTATCCTTTTCAAGGATGGCTAACAGATAAAGAAAATTATAAAGAATTATTTAGGATTCAATATGATGACCCAAGAAAAACAAAACCTGTATTTGTTGCAATGTATGTTGGTGGACTATCAAGTAATCCTGGAAATACAGGAAACTTAGATGATTTCCCATTAAAAGACGATAGTATTAAAAAGGGTGATATTCCAGAAGATTTTAGAAGTAATGGTGGTAATTTAAATGCTTTTAAAGTTAAATTTACAGGTAGTCAAAACCAAATGGTTTTTTCAAACCTTCAAGTATCAACAGAATCACTTAAAAATACAGATGAAGGATTAAGAATACAATCTGATATAATAAATAATGCAAGTAATTCATTTAGTATTCCAAAAGGTCAATCATTACTTAATGTTTATCAAAAACAAAGTTATACATCAACAGTAAAAATTCCTTTTGGTAATATGGGTATTCAACCTACCCAATATTATTATCAAGAATATATGCCATTATTTGATGGTTTATATATTATTTATAGTGTTTCACACGCAATAGACTCTGATACACAAAGACTTGAAACAACATTCAAAGGTTATAGATTAAAGAGAGATGTTAATCCTATAGTTGAACAATATTTTGTTGATTTTATAAATAATAACTTCTTTACCGATACACTAAGAACAGCTGGTTTAAGTTTTGGAAATGCTAGTTGCGGTAAAGCAACACCTAATACTGTTGATGTTGTTTATCCAAAATCAGTAAAATGGGCCGGTGGTAAAGAACCGGTTAGAGTTCCAATAACAAATCCACCAACATATAAAATTAATTTAAGTAATCAACCACAAGTTCCATTTGTTAGAACAATATTTACATCACAACAAGTTATACAAGCAGCTGAAATAGTTGTAGATAAAATTTCACCATCAGCAACACCTGCTAATAAGAAAAGAATTATAACATCAGTATTAGCAATAACTATTAAAGAACAATCATTAAGAGGTTTTAACAATAACTTATCAGGTGTTGAAGCAAGCGGATTTGCTGTTTTTGGTGCAAGTGATGTTAACGGAAAAGTACAAGCAACAGAAGGTGGTACAGGTAAAATAAAATTTTATTATAGTTTTACAAATCTTGCAACAGGATTAGTACCGTCAACATCCAATATAATCTCAAGAAATATGTTCCCACAAAATGATGAACCAAATGAATTTGCTTGGAGGTGGTTTAGAGATTGGAATGGTTATGGTGGAAGAACCACTCCAGAATATAAATCAGGTAAAAGAACTGATTGTGATATAATTGCAGGTGCTGAAAAGGTTTATATACAAGCCATGAAGGAAGTAAACAAATATTCTAAGTATGCTAGTGCTACTAGTCTTGTAATACCTTCAGTATCAACTAATACTAATACAGGAAGTGGTTCACCTACTGCAACTGGTGGTTCAGGTAGTGGTAGTAAATCTAGTGCATCTACTCCAGCACCAAAGTCTGTTGAAATATCAACAACAGCTACAATTCTTACCATTGGCGATTCTTTATCTAATAATTTATCACAATTTAATAGAAATATACCTAAAATTACATCACCAATAGCATTAACACAGGGAGGAGAAAGAACACCTTGGTTACTTGGACAATTAAAAGCAGTTAAAACACCATTAACATCAGTTAAAAAAGTTATATTATCTATGGGTGCTAATGATAACTTTGTTGTAAAACAAGACCAAACTGATTTAATAAATGAAATTAGTAGAGTGTTTCCATCCGCACAAAAATTTATTTTAAATGGTCATTACGGATGGGGAGGAAATGCTGTTACGGCAACAAAAACAGACGCATTTTGGACAGGTAGAATAAATCAGTATATGAATTTATTTAAAGGAAAGGGTTATACCGTTGTTGGTGATTTGTTAGGTCCGATACAACATCCAACCGGAAGTAGAAGTGATAAATTCTTCCAAGCAGTTGGTAGAGATTTAAAAACTTATGGTATTACATAAAATTACGGCAAATTAAAAATTTTTCCGTAGATTTGTGAAATATGAAATTGGCTTATTTATATGGAATTGACCCGATAAATCCCTATTTATCAACTTATTCCCATTATCCGATTACAAAAAAGATTTCATTTATTGATGAAATTAAATATGACAAGCCATTGCTTATCGTTGGAATAAAAAAGGCAAGAGAACTATATCCCAATGAAATTGATTTAAATAAAAATCATATTGAGAAAAATATATATTGGTGTTATTCACCCGAAGAGTATCTATCTGAATTCTTAAAAAAATATGAAGAGTTTCTTTTGAACATACATAATTCTTATTTAGAATTATTGGATTTTAAAATTATTGATATATTTTTTAGTTCTCTCACAAAAGAGAATGAATTAATTGATTTTTTAACAAATAACGAAATTGATACATATTATCATATTGGTAAAATTATGTATTGTTACTCAAAATCAAACAATATAATTTATATTATAAATTTAAATGAGTTTTATTGGTTTAGATTAATAAATTTAACTGATTTGGGTAACTTCTTAAATGGCAAGAAATACTATAATGACAATGACCAAAAAATATTAGATTTTTTTATTAGACTATTCCAAGGTCAAGATAAATTCTTTATTGAGAAAACTATTCCATATTTTATTTTTTTAAATGAAACAAAATAAATACTATTTAAAGAAAAATAAAGATGGATACTAGAGATATTAGCACAAAACTTTCTGAAATAATTTCTTCTGAAAATAAAAACATTAATCAAGAAGAAAATAATGAAGCACAAGTAAATATCAAAGTTGTTGATGGTTTATTTGAACATACTGAATTTATAAATAAAAAATATGTAACTACCGATGGTCGTCAGTTACTAAAAGAAGTTAAATTTGAGCAGTAATATGAGAATCAGAAACAAAAAAACACAATCTTATGATAGATTTAGATATTTACTTGAATACCAAGTAAAAAAAGAACCTGTTTTTGAAGAAGATGAAGATATTACAGGTGATGAAAATCAAACAGGTGATGTATTTGATGAAATATCAGGTGCAATAGAAGGTGAAGCAAAACCACAAGAAGCACCACAAGACACAGAAATACAACCTATTGAAAATAAAGCTGATGTAGATGTCGATGTTTCTGATAATCAAACATTTGAAGATACAGCATCAGATATATTAAAGATACATTCATCAAAGATTGATAATTTAACACAATATATCAATGATTCTGTAAAAATTTTACAAGTTTTATCACAAAAGACAGATGAAATTGCATCAAATGTTGACCAAATCGGTACTAATCTTGGTAATGTTAACCAAAGAGTTGATAAATTAACACCTCCAACCCCACTTGAGTCTTTAAATAACATGATTCAAGTAACAACAGGAGCGCAAAAAATTGAAGATTATTGGAACGAATATTTTGCAAAACATGGAAGGCAAGATACTGTAAATGGTTCAATATATTATAATGATAAGCAATACAATACCAATGAGAAGGGTATGAATTCAGGTGTTTATAAAACACCAGAAATTAGCGATACTCAAATTTCCGATATAATTAAGAATACTTAATGATTTTTAGGTCATATTTTAAAAGACAGGCAGTTTTAATTAGAAACTCTTATACAAATAGCTCAAGAAACCCTGTTATTGAACTATCATATGGTGGTACTGATAACTCAGCAACTACATATGTTAGTCGTTATGTTTTTAATATTGACCTAAATAATTTAATTTCAAAAATTACAATCAATACAATTCATCAAAATACAGTACAAAGCCATGTATTAAAAATAAAAAACTGTATAGCATTAAATGATGGATATATTGGTGTTGATTTTGTAACATCAAAAAGAGCAAGCGGTTTTGACTTAGCATTTATAAAACTAAATGAAGGATTTGATGAAGGTACAGGATATGATTATATTTACAATGATAATCAATATAGAGAAGTTGAATTAAATAAATCAGCAGCTAATTGGTATAATAGAAGAAATCCACAAATTAATTGGACACAAACAGGTGCATTCACAGGTACTACTAGTGATTTATCAGCATCTACAATTTTAGCAACTCAAAGATTTGAAATTGGTAATGAAGATATTGAAGTTGATGTTACAGATTATGTAAATGGAATATTATTTTCAGGACAAACTAACAATGGTATTTGTATTGCTTATTCAGCTAATACAGAAACATTAACAACCGATACTAAAAATGTTGTCACATTTTTTTCAAAATATACACAAACATTTTTTGAACCATTTTTAGAAACAACATATAATGATAGAGTTAATGATGACTTATGTTGTATGAATTTTGATGTTGAGAATGATTTTTATTTTATTTCTCAATCACCTGTTAGTGATGTATTAAAATTTGAGATTATTGACTCAAATGATGATATTATTTACACAACTACAACAGGTTTAACAAGACTTAATAATTACAATTATAAAGTTTCTTATACGGTTGATTCAGAAATCTATCAAGATAAAGAAATATTTACATATAAATGGTACTATGTTCAAAACTCAAAATATAAAGTACTTGAAAAAGATTTTAATATATCTAAAATAGATTTAAATGATGGTACTACTTTAACATATGGTACAGATGTATTTATAAATGTATTAGGTATTAAACATAACGAAATAATCTCTAAAAAAGTTGGTGTAAAAAGATTAATTTTTAAAGCAAAAAGATTAATAT